CAGGAGCAGGAGCAGGAGCAACAGTAGGAGTTCCAGCCTGACGAGCAACCTCATTAGCACGACCAACATCATTCAAGTCCAAAGACTTCAAAGCACTAACAACAGGACCAGCCTGAGCAGTAACAGCAGTAGGGTCATTCAAAATATCTTCAGCACGCTCACGAAGCGCATCAGAAATACCATCACGCTCAGCAAGGTTACGAGCAATAGAATCACGCTGAGCATCACTCATAGGATTCAAATAACCGTGCTTAATAACCGAAGGAGTTCCAGACAAAGCCATATCTGGAGAATCAGTCAAACGACCAGTAATAGAAGAAGAACGAGTTCCAGCAGAAAGATTATCTACCCAGTTCTTATTCAAACTTAGAGCGTGCTCAGCCTGCTCCATAGTCGCACCAGAATGGTAAGACAAAGAAGCATCACCATTACGAGGAGTGCCCAAATCAGTAGGATTATCCCAAACCTGAACACCATTACGACGAGCCTGAACAACAGATTGAACCTTGCCATCTTGGTCACGAATAATAGTGCGAACATGGTTACCATTAGGGTCGTTATAACGCTCAATGTCGTGAAGCACACCACCCAAATTAACCTGCTGGCGAGAAGCCAAAGTTCCATTAAAGTTGTCACCCGGAATAGAAGAGTGAGTGTGAACTACGCTATTCGCAACAACATTAGCAGGAGAAGTTACAGACGGGTCAGCATCCTGCATAGCGACACCGACCTGATTAGGCATACCATGACGAACAAGTTCGTTAGTATCAACATTCTGGTGCTGAAGAGCATCACGGATACCACGAACATCAATGTCACGCTCTTCACCGCTAGCAAACTTCAACTTCACAGTGGACTGACCGTTAGCCAACGCACCAGTGTAAGCGTTCTTCAAAGCATCACGGTTAAAGTTACGAGCAATGAACATAGGGTTATCAGTTACACCACTGTTAAGCCAATCATCAGTGGTCATCTGAGGAGTGAAATCACCATTGAAAGGAGTAGCATCAGAAATGTTGCCACCCTCAAGAATAGGGTCATTAGAAATAAGACCAGCAACACCAGCCTGACGCAAAGGCGAAGCACCAGGAGTATTACTCTCAGTCAAACCAAGATTAGGTTCAATAGGATTACCAACAACGCTACTACGAGCCTCAAGACGGGCAGCAGGAGCAAAGTTACCAGCCTGATTAACTACAGTAGTGCCATCAGCCATACTGGTAGTAGCACCAACAGAAGACTCATAAGCAGCACGAGCACGAGCAATAGTGTCAGGGTCAGTATTTACAGAAGCCAAGAAATCAGCACGGTCATCAAACGGGTGCGGATTATTAGTTACAGGATTTCTAGCATCATTAAGAGCATCAACGTTCTTAGTGTCACCACGCTTAGCATCATAAATCTGAGCAAAAATCATATCTGCATCAGCACCCTGATGCTTCAAAGCGTGATAAATAGCAGCAGTGGTTACTGGCTCTGGATTAGGAGTGCCACCCTCACGAGCAAAATCAAGATTAGTAACTTCACCAGTGCCATTGTCATCAATAATCTGTTTTCTAACAGCATCAGACAACTGGCTAGTAGTAAAACGCTCAGCCAAAACCTGTGGGCTATCAGACCAAGACTCAGAACGCTGCTGATTAGAAGTCCTACGAGAAGGAGTAAACGCTCTAGCACGGTCAACAACAGAAGTTATGCCACTGCCACCCTCAAAAGCATAAGCAGGTCTGCTACCAGCAACATCAGGAATAGGGTTATTAGGTAGAGCACCAAACAAAGACTCATCAATAGGGACAGGTCGAGAAATTAGACCACCATTAGGACCAGAGAAATAATCATCTTTCTCAAAACCATCAGCCAACTTATTCAAAGTATCTGCATAAGAAGAATTAGTCATAGTTGCAAACTGGCGAATCTTACGAGCAACTTCCTTGTGGTCTTCCGCACCCTGATAACCAGCATCAGTCAAAACCTCAAGCATCGTGTTCTTATTTTCAAAACCTGGGCGACCCTCAATGTGACCAGCAAACAACTCAGGATAGTCCTGACCAGCAACCTGAGAAGGATTGTAGTTAGCCTTATATCTAGCGATATTACGCATATACTCTTGAGAATCTTGGCGATAAATTACACCAGAATACCAGTTCTGAGCGTTATAGCCAGACAGTCTCCTTGTAGGCATAACAGCAGGGTTCAGGAAGTCACCTTGATAAATACCCTCATCTCGACCAATCAAACCCAAAACGTGACCACGCTGAAACAAAGAACGCTCACGGCGAGAAACATGGTGATGTAGCGGGTCATCAGAGTCCTGAAGCATAGAAGCAGGCTCACTGTAAATGCTCAAAGCCTGACTGTGACGAATACTAGCGCCTCTAGACTTAGCAATAAGTCTTATAGAATCCAGATGAGCAGAAGACAATCCAGCGTTCTTAGCAGAAGCACTAACATCAGACCAACCTGGGTGGTAGACATCTCCACCCTCATGGTCAAATCTAATGCTACCAATAGTGCCACCAAGAGAACCATCAAGATTTACTTCAGCAGAACTTACATAAGTAGGATTCCACCTAGATGTAACCTGATAAACTTTTCCATTTTTACCAATAAAAAGACTCTTAATAGAATTAATAGTTCCATCAGCATTTTTGTCAATATTAGTAATGTAGTGGTTTTTGCGACGAGCAATAATTCCACGACCAAAAGCATAAGTAGGCTCAGCAGCCCTACCAGACCTAACATCAGCAACAAAACTATTTAAAACAGTAGTAAGAGCAGCAGCCTTCTGATAGTTAGTGTAATAATCTTTTTGATTAGCGTGACTTACAGCCCGGTCAGAAGAAGCAAGAGCCTTCATCTTTTCAATAGCCTGATTCCTGTGACCAACAAGACTATTAAAAATACGTTTCTGCCCAGCACTCATGTGCGAAGGTCGAACCCTATCAAATTCAGGGTGAAGTTTTAGACGGTCAGTGTGACTAGGAGCAACCGTAGCAGAAGCATCAGCAGGAGTAGTTAGCGGAGCATTACTAGCATCAGGAACAGCGGGAGTAGGCTCAGAAAAATTAGGGTTATCTGTAGAACCAGGGTTAGTAGGAGTTACAAGAGTAGAACTATCAGCACGAGCACCACGCTCAGCAGTCTGCCAAGACTTAGCACGGTTATGCGCCGCAACATCTCTAATCAAGTTACCTTGAGGAGTATAGACAGGAGTGCCATCAGCATTTAGACGAGCAGTATTTACAACATTGCCATTAGGAGCAGTGACCAAATGATAACTAAGCAACGCTGGGTGAATATGGCTAGGTAGCGATGTATTCGTATCAGAATTATGAACAACGTGCTCAGTTGGAATACGAGTTACATGGGGGCTAGGAGTAGCAACTTCAGAAGAAACAGGAGAAGTTCCATCAGAAGGAACAGAACTAGCACTAACGTGAGCAGGAGCAGCAGCACGAGCCTCATCAACAACACGAGTCTCTTCAGGACTCAACTTACCAGTAGCAGCCTCAAGGTCAGCAGGAGTAGCATCACGACGAACAAGGTCAGCAATAGCAGGAACTTGAGAAGCAGGAACGTTGCCAAGAGTTACACCATTAACATCTTTACGGATACCAGCAGCGTCAAGGTCAGCCGAAGAAAGTTCAGCCTCAATGTTCTCAGCAACATGGCTAGGAACACTATAAACGCCATCACCCAAGTGAGCGTCGCCCTTAACCAAAACAAGAATATTGTTATCGTTCTGAGGGTCACCACCAATAGCGTGACCAATAATGTGTCTGAACGCACCACTAGCATCTTTAATCAAAAACGATAGAGCGCCACCCATCTCAACCCAACGACCATAACGGTCACGGCGTTGAAGTTTGACACGCAAGCGACGAGCGGCTGCGTCATTTCCAGAGGCGACAATGCTCTTTTTGATGAAAGAGGATTCAGACATAAAGATAAACTCCTAGCGAGCAAAGCGTCAAATTGTATAACGCAATTATAGCAACCTGTTTAGTAAGTTATTTAGAAAACTTACTTATTTAGAATCGAAAGAATAACATCTCTCGGAACAATAGTAGAGTCAACAGACTCCAAAATAGCAACACCAAACTTCTCATCAACACTGCCACGCTCAGCAACATAAGCAGAAGCAACAACAGGGCGATACTCCTCATCAATACGAGCATCAGCAGCAAGCCACTCAGCACGAGCATAAGAAATATCTTCAGAAGGAAAACCAGCCGAAGCAGTGATAGAACTCAAAGGATTACCTGGATAAAGCAAATCAGAATTGTCAGCAATCTTGAAAGGCTTACCGTAAGCAGAAGCATTAACAAAATCATTCACTTCACGCATAGCAACAGTGATACGCCAATCAGGAAACAAAATGCTAGCCTGAGTGCGAGCCAAAGACCTATTAGCCACCTCAACAGCAGCGCCCAAAGAAACCTTACGCTCAGGAAGCAAACCCTTATTAACAGAAGCAACCAAAGCAACAATCTCATCAGCAAGCATACGCTTAGGTGCTACATAATCAACAGCAACAACAGGCTCTTGATGATTGACAGCAAGAATATCGTTTAGAAAACTATCAGACATAAATTAATCTCCTAAAGATGGGAAGAAATCGTGGTCAATGTCGCCCTCTGGAGTGCTGTCATCATCACCATCGTGGTCAGGGTCAAAACCATCAACAGTAACAACCATAGAAGCAGTGTGGTCAGCACCAACAGTAGTCTTCAACTGCCAAATCCACTTCGAGTGCTGGTCAATACGCTCAGCCAAGAAATTACAAACACCCTGCTCATCCATCGAATTAGCAATGTCATAAGCCAAAGTCAAGTGAGCCTTGATGTGAAGATTGCTCTTCAACAACTCAGTAGACATAGCAATAGGGTCGCCACCAGCAATAGGCATAGGCTCAATACAAGTCAGGCTAGAGAAGTCATCAAGCGTGAAAGGTGCATCAACACCCAACTTGCGAAGAATCTCCGCTAGCGGGTCAATGCTGTCATCAGCATCAGTGTAAAGGTCTTCAAAGAACTCATGGAACTGAGAAAAGAAAGGACCTTTCACATTCCAGTGATAACCGTGAGCCTGAAACTTGTAGGTAACTACATCAGACAGCACCTTAGACATCTGCTCAACAAGAGCACCCTGAGAGAAATTATTTTCAATCATTATTATTTTTCCTTATTTTTATTCTGGTTGTTCTGGTTGTTGTGGAGCAGTAGCATTTGCTGGAGCAGGTTCAGGCTCAGCCAAAGGTGGTGGAGTCTCTTCCGCAGGAGCAGCGCCCTCAGCAGGAGCAGCGCCAGAAGCATCAGGAGCAGGAGTTCCACCCAAAGCCTGAGTCAAACTGTCAGGCTCAGGAGCAACATTCTGTGCCTGAGAAGCATCACGAACCTTATTCATAACACCTGGAGCAACAGCATTCAACATTGCCTCAGTCAATTCAGGAGTCAAAGCACCCTTTTCAATGAGCAAACGCAAAGCAACCTCATCAGGGCTTGGAGCATCAGCATCATTAAATCCGTGGCTTCTACGCCAAGTCTCAAACGAAATCGCCATCTTATCGAAACCGATATCCGCATCTTGAGCACGGTCATTACGAGTAGCAATCGCAGCAGGGTCATACCAAACCACAATGCGACTAACTTCTTCCTCAGTAAAACCATTAGAAAGAAGATAAGGTCGCATATAAGCAACAGTCAAAGCATCAGCAATAAGCAACATCAAAGGCTCAATGTGTGCCTTATAAAGAGACTCGTCAATCTGAAGCGCATTAGAATACTTCACATTTGCTAGACCAGTAATAACATCTTTAGGCACATCAAGACCCTGCAAAATACGGTCAAGCACAGCATCAGCACGAGTAGCCAACGCAGGGTCAAACGAACGCTCAAACTTGAACTGCTTAATCTTGTCACCAAGTTCCGCAGGACCACGAATAATAAGTGGCACAACCGCAGAAGCACTATCCTCATCTTTCAAAGGAGTAGTCATAGCGTCAATCAGTTGGTCTTCAAACTCATCTTCATACTCTTCAGGAGTTGGCTGAACATAATCCGAATTTTCAGTATCATAGGGATAATCAGGGTCAGGCGTAGAAGCAACAGACAAACCATCAGGCAAATACAAAGCACCAGAGTTCAAACGGCTACGAGCAGTAGAACGGAAAGTGCGGTTCAAAAGCAAAAGTTCATTACACAAGTCAATAACGCCACGCATCGAAGAATCTGCTTCTTCCGAATAACGAGGGTGAGAACGCCAAATACGACCAACAAAGGCAGTAGGTGGCAACTGAATAACACCAGGGCGACCCGAACCAGCCTGAGCAGAACCACTACGCAACTCACGGCGAGGAGTTAGAAAATAATTACCCTTACCATCAATCTGCAATTCATCAACAGAACGAATATCCCAAGACTCAGGCAAACCAGAACCAATACGAGCAGGAACTTGAACTAAATAACACTCGCCCGCAACAGAAAGATTAAGAGCAGCATCTCGAAGAAGACCAGCCTGACCACCAAAAGCAGAATCCAAACGCCCCAAAGCACGCTCAGCAGCATCAACGATACGCTCATCATAATCAGGAACAGCACCCACAGCAGTAGGTGGTTCAGCAGGGTTAGTGATGACCGCCGCATAAAGACGAATACGGGAAACAACCGAAGCAACAAGCGAGAAAGCATACTTCACCTCACCAATCGAGTCATAAAACTCCCACGCTTGGTCCTGCCACAAAGAAGAAGCAGCGTGGCGACGATTACGCTGATACTCAGCCTCGTTCTTATCATAAAGTTTGATTTGAGTAGCCGCAGCAGTAATAGGTCGAGGCTGATTGTAAGGCGAAATTGAACGCCCACTAGGATTCACAAAAGAAGCGCCAGGGGTAGCAGAAACATTACCAGCCTTACGCCGATTATCTGCTTCTCGTCTGAAAACACCCAAAATAAACTCCTGCTACTTGTCTAGTCTCGTGGAGATAAGCCCAGCAACCGCAGAAAATGCGAACGGTAGGGCAACATAGACAGTTACTGTTGGTTCTATTGTATAGCACAGCGTAAATAGTGATGCGAACCAAATGGACAAACACCAATTACAAGTAAAAAGATAACCAATAAAAGTCTTAGGTGGAAAACGCTTCCAAATCCACTCACGCAAACGCTCAAAAATCACATCAGTAGTAAAAAGACGAGTCACACGAAAAACCGCAACACTAAGAA